AGATGTTCGCAGCACAAGACGGCAAGTGTGCTATTTGCCAACAACCGCCAGGGGAGAACGTGCGCGCGCATTGGGGCGGCAAGCTATGCATTGACCACTGCCACGAAACGAACACCGTCAGGGCGCTTTTGTGCAACGACTGTAACCTCGCCGTGGGCTATGCCAAGACCGAAGCAACCGCACTGGCAATGGCCGAATACCTCCGACTTCACAACCGAACAGATTGAGAGTATTGACCCCGCTGGCGTTGAAGAAGTTTTCGACATCCAAATTGAGCGCACAGAAAACTTTATAGCGAATGGCTTGGTGAGCCACAACACCCGCTGGCACGAAGCCGACCTGGCCGGGCGCATCTTGGCCTCAGAAGAGGGGCCGCGCTGGACGGTTGTTAATCTACCCGCCATTGCGGAAGCAGGCGATCCGCTGGGCAGAGAGTTGGGGCAGGCTCTCTGCCCAGCCCGCTATGATGAGGCGGCTTTAGCGGAGCGGCGCATGGTGCTGGGCAGCTACGCCTTTAACGCGCTCTATCAGGGCCATCCTTCGCCACCCGGCGGCGGCATGTTCCAGCGCGACTGGTTCAGCATCGTCAATGCTGCGCCGGCGGACGCTACCCGCGTACGTTATTGGGACAAGGCGGGCAGCGAGAACAGCGGCGACTACAGCGCGGGTGTCAAGCTGGCGCGTGACGCCGACGGCGTGTTCTACATTGAGGATGTCGTGCGCGGCCAATGGTCGGCCCTGGCGCGTGAGCGCATCATGCGCCAGACGGCTGAGATGGACGGCGGCAACGTCAGCATCGGCATTGAGCAGGAGCCGGGCAGCGGCGGCAAGGAAAGCGCCGAGAGCAGTATCCGCAACCTGGCCGGCTTTGCCGTCAGCGCCGAGAGCAGTATCCGCAACCTGGCCGGCTTTGCCGTCAGCGCCGAGAAGGTGACGGGCGAGAAGGGCGTACGCGCCATGCCCTTCGCCGCGCAGTGTGAGGCCAGGAACGTCAAGATTGTGCGCGGCGCATGGAACGGGGCGTATTTGGACGAGCTGTGCAGCTTCCCGTATGGGGCGCATGACGACCAGATTGATGGTTCGAGCGGCGCATTTGCCAAGCTGGTGACGACGGGCAGCCTGCTCATGTTTGGCGGCGGCGAGTGAAAGACAATACGTCATTTCTTTTTCCGGCTCAAAAGAGCATTGCTATACGGCTAAAAGGAAAGAAGCCGGGAACCGCGTTGGTTCTTTATGGACTGCCACTAGGTGGACATGTGAGATGGGAGATATGGGAAGGTACATATGAAACTCCCTGGGAACGTCAATGGAACTATGAGGATTTTGAAACGGCGCGGCGAGCGATGCGAGTCTATGCCAAAGATGACAGCACCGAGCCGGTGGGATGGGATCATTCTTTTACGCCGGGTGATGACCCGCACATACTACGCCGCCGTTTCGGTAAAATTGTCGATGGGCAATGGATTTTTTGGGACTCGCCACAACAAACCTTTACCCTTCTAGAGGAACTGCCCAAAAAGCGGCGTAAGAGACAAGCGAAATGACGCTGAGGCGTCTGTAGCCAATGAAACGATTCACGCGTGAGCCAGACCCAACCGCCCAGGAGTGGCGCAACTTGCGCGACGAGCAGGGGCGGCTCTATGGGCGTGTCAACCGGGTCCAGATGCTGCTGGAATTGCGCCGCAATCAAAAGACGGTCACGTTCGACCTAAAGCAATTGATTGAGATTAGGGAATCCGAAACTAATAAGGCAAAATAATGGAACATTCGATAAATTCAATTTATTCGCCACACCTATAATTGAATTTATTCGGAAAATTGAATTTATTCGCCAAACCAAATAACCTCAGAGCGCACGACGCCCACGAGCCAGCAATGGCCGGTGGGCGTTTTTTGTTTACAGGGCGCACGCATGAACAACCGTCTTACCTTATTCGATGGCGCATCCCTCAAATCCACGAGCCTATCCAACTGGTCTGCCGACGAATGGTCAACCGTCTTTGGTAGCTACTTTGGCGGCGGGGACGCATCACCGCGCAGCCTGTACAGCATGGTCGGCTGGCTGTATGCGTGCGTCAACCTACGCGCCGACCGCGTGGCCTCGATGCCGTGGTGCATCTATAGCGGCGAGAACAAGCTACTCAGCGACGGCGACGACCTCACGAGGTTTCCCTTCCTTGACAACTTTACCGACCTGCTCGAACTGACCGAAGCGGCACTTTGCCTGTGCGGCTATGCCTATTGGTTTAAGGCGCGCAACCTGGCCAACAAGCCGTTGGGGCTGCGCTGGTTTGCGCCCGATTCGATTGAGCCGGTCTATAACCGGGACGTGGGCATCAGCGGATTCAAGCGTTCGCTGGGCGGTGGCGGGACAAGCATCCAGTACTCACCTGAGGATATTGTCTACCTTCGCTTACCCAACGCCTTTAGCGAATTAGAGCCGGGCGTACCACCGGCACAGGCGGCGCTGGCCGATTCGTCCGTGCTGCACAACATGAATGAATTCAAGGCTGCCTATTTTGCGCGTGGCGCGATCAAGGCGACCATCCTCACGATTGACGGCAACCCGGCAGATGCTGAGGTCAAGAAGCTCGAAGCGTGGTGGAAACGCTTCTTTAGCGGCATGAGCCAGGCCTGGTCAACCGCGGCCGTACGCGCCGGGGTGACGCCCGTCATCGTCGGCGAGGGGCTAGAGTCACTCTCCAATAGCGAGTTGACCGCTGAAAGCCGTGAGGCGATCGGCACGGCGCTAATGGTGCCGTCCAGCATCCTCGCCGCCAACGCCGCCAACTTTGCCACGGCGCAGCAGGACGAACTCAATTTCCTCAACAATTGCATCATCCCCGAAGCCAAGCTGATCGAGCGCCATCTCAACCGCCAACTGTTTGGGCCAACCGGCCTACGCTTCCACTTCGAGCCGGAACGCCTCTCCGCCATGCAAGAGGACGAAGAGCAGCGGGCGCAGAGCTATGCGACCTATGTCGGGGCCAAGATTCGGCCGAGCATTGCGGCGCAACTGGTGGGGCTGAACCTGCCCGACGGCGTGACCTATGAGATGTTGGACGCCGATTTGGCCCAGGAGCAGGAATTGCAGCGCGCTCAGGCCGAGGCGCAGATTGCCCGGCTGAATGCGCCGCCGCAGCCACAACCGCCGCAACTAATAGACCAGACCGCCGAAGAAGTACGGCGCTTGCAACGGTGGGCCAAAGGCAAGAAAACGCCCAATGTGGACGCCTTCCATAGCCACATTCTTGACCATGACGAAAAGATGGCCGCACTTGGCTTACAGGGGGACGCGGGCGCGGCAGATGCGCCCTTTCCAGTTGACCTGGCCCACGGATGGGAGCATTACCCATGAGCAATACAAGGCGATGGTCTTGCAGCTTGACCCGGACAAGGACGACGCCGAGCAAAAGCTGCGTATGGAGTTGGAGCGCCAATTTGCCGCCGAACTGGAGCGCGCTTTGCGTGAGCAGATGAACGACCTGATCCCGCCCACGGCGTCAGATGACACCGTACGCGCCGCGCCGGCGCATGTGACCGCCACCAGTGGCCCGGTGCGGGATGCGCTGGTCAAGGGGCTAGGACGCGGCGCAAGTATCGGCGTGGGCGTGGCCTTTGACCAGTTACAGAGCATCGGCATGGGCTTTGCCTGGGATTTGGCCCACACAGAGGCCGCCAAGTGGGCCAGCGCCTATTCCTTTGACCTGGTACGCGGCATCAACGCCACGACGCAGGCGCAGTTACAGACGGCGGTCGATGAATGGTTCCGCAACCCGGATTCCTTAGGCGCGCTGCGTAAGCAACTGACGCCGACCTTTGGCGCCAGACGGGCGCAGCTGATCAGCCAAACGGAGACGACGCGGGCGGCCTTTGAAGGCAGTACGCTCGGCTATGAGGAATCAAAGGTTGTGGCGGAAGTGGAGTGGGTGACTGTGGCTGATGAGCGCGTATGTCCGACCTGCGGGCCGTTGGACGGTAAGCGGGCATCGCTACGCGGCACGTTTGAGGGCGGGGCCAGTGTACCGGCACATCCCGGCTGTAGGTGCTTTGTGCGGCCTGTGGTGCAGGAACCGAAATGAGCATCACCGTGAGCGGCCTGAACGAACTCTACGCCAAACTTGACCGCGTCGCCGCCCTGGACATCCTGGAGCCGCCGATGCAGCGCGGCGTGCTGCGCCTAGAAGCCTATATGAAGCATTACCCGTCTCCGCCTCCGCAAAGCACGTATAGGCGCACCGGCACGCTGGGCAGACGCTGGGTGACAGCGCCGATCGCACGGACGGGCAACACATTGATCGGCAAAATCGGCAATAACCTGGGCTATGCGCCTTACGTCCAAAGCAGGATGTTGCAAGCACGCATCCATCAGGGCCGTTGGCGCACTGACCAGGATGCCGTACGCGACAACGAAACGGCGATCGTGGCCGACTTTGAGCGCACGATAGCGCACGCTGTAAAGGAGTAAAACGATGGAGACCAAAACGGGAGCGCGCCATAGCGCCGGTGACGCCAAGCTGATTCAGAACATCCATGATCACGCCGTTTCGTTGGGGGCCGTGAGTCCCCAGGGCGCCGCTACGGAAAAGGGCGCGACTACGCGCCCGCACAATACCGGCGCCTATATCAAGGCCGTAACCGACGAAGCCGTCACCGTGGCCGGCTATGGCGTACTCTTTGGCGGCGCTGACCTGGAGGGCGAATCGTTTAGCCAGGCCACCGATTTTATGCTCGACCTAGCGCCGGTCAAGCTGGTGCTGTATGACCACGGCCTACGCAGCGTCAACCATGTGATCGGCAAGACGATCAGCGTCGAACCGGACGAGCAAGGGCTGTGGGTCGAGGCCGAACTCGACCGCAACAAGGCCTACGTTGACATGGTGGTGCAGCTCGTCGAGAAGGGCGCGCTGGGCTGGTCAAGCGGCAGCGTGGGCCATCTGACGCGGCGCAGCGGCAAGAGCATCACGCAGTGGCCGATTGTCGAGCTATCGCTGACGC